TAGGATTTAGTGCAAAAGAATACATATATAAACCTGGATTTTCATTATTAAAGTTATTTTGATAATTTTGCAATGTTGTATAATATTCAATAGAATTTAATTCCATTCTAGAAACTGAATTTATAATTAATAAACATTTATTAATTATATGAGAATTATTTAGGGTATAATCAAAATAGTTATTAGATTTTTTATTAGATTGTAATAATCCTCTCCAAACTAATAATTTTATAGGATTAGTAAGTGGTAATTTATATACAGAAGATACAGTAGATATAATTTGTTCAGGAATAGATACAATTGTTTGTATAACATATTCATGAGTATTATTTATAAAATTAAGTCTTTCATCATTATCTAAGTAAATATAATTAATTAATAAATATGAATTTAAAAGTGAAGGTTTATTAAATTTAAAATAATCTTCATTTTTAACAATAGTAGAATTAGGTAATATAGATACATTACAATTTGATATACTACCAGTTATGAGTAATTTATCATTAGAAGATACAAAGGAACCTGAAATTGGATTATAATATAATTTTTTAGTTATAACATCAAAATATATAAATTCTCCAGTTATTTTATTATTTTGATAAATTTGATAAATAGTTTCACCAGGAGAAAATAGACATACATTGTCTGATATATATATATAATGAGATGGTGATAATTTATAACATAAATCAATATCATTAAATTCAACATGTATTTTAATATCAGTATTTTTTAATGCTATTAATGGTAATGTTAGCCCTGTATCACTACAGAACCAAAATGATAATGGTATATATAATTTATAAGATGATTTTACTAAAGAATAATCAGTAAGGTCTGTAATATTACCAATCATTTTATTATAAGATTTCTTTATACCAATGCTTGTAGATAATTCATTCCATATATTTAACCAATCTCCATAATGTCTATCTATTATATAACCACCTATTTCAATTTCAACATAATTAATTAATGCTAAACCTATTTTTTTTACCCAAGAAAAAGTTTTATTATTGTTGTTATTAAAATTTTCCATTTGAATATTAGGTAATTCAACATATATATAAGTCATACCCATTAAATCAGCATTATGACTAATATTAACTGAACATTTTCTACCAAAATCAGGTGTTGTTTTAAAATATTGAGGTGTTTGTTCAATTGAATAATTTGTATATCTTTTATATGCAATTTTAAAGAATGTTATTTCAGGTGCCGCTGATAAAAATATATTTTCTTTACCAACAGATACTAATATTAATTCACCAATTCCCATTATTAATATAAATATTCTTATTTTAAATTAATTAATAATTAATTTAAAAATAATTTATAGAAGTATAACTTGCATTAAATTAATTTATTTAAAAATAATTTATGGAAGTGGGACAGCAGGTATCAGACCACGCATTGGAAATAAACTTGATGTCACATAAATTATAGCTTTTTGTAATCTTTCTGTTTTTTTATTAATTCTACCTTGTAAATTAGTTGTATCAGTTAATAATTCATTTACTTTTAACATATCTTTTGTATAACTTACATTTCCTTTTTTCTTTAAATCAAAAGTTTTTGGATCATCATTTAATAATGCATGAGTTATTTTAGCTAATGTTATAAATTTATCTATTAATTTATTTTCCATCTCAGCTAATTCATGTATTTTTTTTTCAAATTGATCATAATCTCCTTTCTCTAATGAGACACCTTTTGTTTGTAATGCTTTTGTAATAAAACTATATATTTGAGTTATATGTGTTGATAATCTATAATTTGATCTAGGAGTTAATTGAGCACCATCTTTTTGTTCTTTAACTAAAAATTTATATATATCTTCTATAGTTGAATATTTAATAGTATTACTTGAACCACCTTGTTGTGAAATAATTTGTTTAAATCTATCATTATGATATGATGCATCATCTATTAAACTTTGGAAATCTAATATAGAATTATATAATTCTGAGGGTGTTGGTTCCCCACTTCCACCCCATAGAGTAATTCTATAGTTAGCAGTTTTTTTATCTGTAGATGGAACTGTAGATGGAACTGTAGAATATTCTTTTTTAATTTTATTGGCATAATTTTCAGAATCTTTACCAGGTTGCAGTTTTGATTGCCAACTAATAGTAAGATTTAGATTAGCTTTTTTAACTAATGCATCTAAATATTCTTGCAAATGTGTATTATTTTTAATTTTTTCTTTTTCATCAGTTGTTAACTTTTCTGACTTTTCTAAATCTTCGATCCAGTCATTAAAATATTGATATTTAACTAAATCTCCTTGTTTGACACTGTTAAATTGTAAATTTTTTAATGTATAATGTACTACACCCAAATCAATATGTTTTAATTCTTCAGTAGCTATTTTATAAAAATCTGGATCATATAAAAATTCTTTACATTTTTTAATACTATCAGGACTATTATCATGTAAACAATCAATTAAATATTTTGAACATTTATAAGGGGTCGTGTTTACATATGTTCCAAAACAATTTTCAGGAATTTTAGTTATGTCCATTTTTTCCCAATCATTTTTTGTGTCATTCCATTCTAGTAAATAATTATACTCATCTACACGAAAGAATCGTTTTTGTTTTTCTACTGAGTTATCCATAACATCAAAATCAACAGTTCCAGGTGGGACAAAAGGACTTTTTGGTCTTGACCACACTTTTTGTGTATATTTTATATTATTAATATTAAAACGTCTAAATGATACTTGTTGTAATGCTTGATATTGTAATGCTTTATCTGGTGTTACTACTTTCGGATGTTGTAATTTATAAGCAAATATATAAAAATCAATGATTAATTTAAAATTTTGTAATTTTAATATGTTATCTATGTCTGTTATTTTTTCAACCTTTATAAAAAAATAATTTAATGGATCATCAGAGTCTTGCAATATTGAATCAATTAATGATTTCAAATCTAAATCTCGTTTATTTTTAATATGTAATAATAATTGTATAATATATACCCATATTTGCCATGCAAAATCGTCATCAGTTTGTTGACGTATATCTGAAATTGCATTCTGTTGTTCTGCAATTACCTTCTGCTGTGCTGCTCCTCCCCCTTGGTTCTGCTCCCCCCCTTGGTCCGGTCCCCCATCTTGGTTCTGATCCCCCCCTTGGTCCGGGTCCCCATCTTGGTTCTGATCCCCCCCTTGGTCCGGTCCCCCATCTGGATATTGGACATTCGGTTGATTGTCCCGTTGTGATTGTTGTGGTTGTTGTGGTTGATGTACTGATGACCGTTGTGATTGTTGTAATTGAGCTGATGGTCGTCGTGAAGCGGATAATTGTGGTAGTTGAGGTACTAATTGTCGTGGTAATTGAGCTGATTGTTGTCGTTGTAATGGAACTGATTGTTGTTGTTGTAATTGAGCTGATTGTTGTCGTTGTAATGGAACTGATTGTTGTTGTTGTAATTGAGCTGATTGTTGTCGTCGTAATGGAGCTAATGGTTGTCGTTGTAATTGATCTGATTGTTGTTGTCGTGGTGATTGATTTGTTATAATATTATGTATACGTTCTAATAAGGAAGAATCTATATTGGAATTGATTATTTGTTGATCACGTTCGCCATATTTATTGTTTACATAATTCAAAAATAATTTTATAATATTATCAAAAGTATCTACATTTAATATTGATTTGTCCTCTTCAATTAGACTGGACAATTCTGGCGTTTTTTCTGCCTTTCCTGTTTTTATTATATCATATAATTCTAATAATATACTCATAAAAAATTCAGGTCTATCATCATTATGATTTTTAGCAGGATCATCATAAACTTGAAATAATGGTAAATATTTTGAATATTCTCTTTTTGGTGGTTTAGTTGCCATATATATATATTATGATATAGAAAAAATTTTCTTAATATTTTTTAAATAAATATTTTTATCTTAATTAATATAATGTTAACAAAATTAAATTTAAATTGTGATATGTTGAATAATGTTCCAATGTGGGCATATGTTATTTTAGGAATATTTTTTATATTTTTATTATATAATTTTTTTAATTCAAATTCAGATAATTTTACTAATGACATTAAATTATCACCTGATTTAAAAATATATAATTTTAATACAAAATGGTGTCATTGGTCTAATAACTTTCGTCCTGAATGGGATAAATTCATGGAATCTGTTAAACTTATTAAAATGTCTAATCCAAATTTTAATGTTGTTGCTATTGATGTTGATTGTGAAGACCCTGAAAATGATTCATTGAAAAATAAATATAATGTTCCAGGATTTCCTTATGTATTAATTGAATCTAAAGATGGTTCAACTGTTGAATATACTAATAAAAGAACTTCTGATGATTTATTAAAAACTGTTAATGAAATGTTGTAGTTAATAATTTAGATACTTTTTTTAATGATTCATAAAATTCCAACTCTAATAATCTACTTTTATCAAAATTATCATAACCATTAAGTGCACCATACCATGTGCCTCCAATAGCGGCTGTTGTATCATTATCACCTGGATGAATACATACCAATGACATAAATGTATTAATATTATATTTAATATTATCAAAATTTAATAAATTCTCATTAGGTGTATACATTGATAATAATAAACAATCATAAGCATATATACATACATCTAAACCTGTAGCACCAATTTTACTCCAATCAAATTTAAGTGTATCTATAGTTTCTTGATTATAGTTAGGATGATAAGTTAATAAATAAGATATTCTAAATTTTGGATATAAAAACATATCTAATTCATTTTTATGTTTTATTTTTTTAACAACAGATTCATTATATTTTTTCCAATAATCCATATATTCTTCTAAATAACTCATTTTATGATTCTTAGGATAATATTTTTTTATAATATCATATAATTTAAATAATTCATCAATCCATTTCCAAGGAGGAATATTATTTATAGCAAAAGCTGTAAATAATGCTGTTATTACACCACCCATAAAACCTAAATAATAATTATGAGTTAATCTTGATGCAATCATAGACTCTTCAATAACTCTATCATAATCTCTATGATAATATAAACCAATAGGTCCTGTTCTCATAGCTGCCCCATTACCTCCCATATTAGATTTTGATGGTAAATTATTTAATTTATATCCTTTTTTTAATAAATTTATCATAAATAATGTATTAGTTCCACTAATTCTTTTCTCATTATTTAATAAATCATAAGATTCAATATATTGTTTAATATATTTATCTTGAATATCTTCCATAGATATTAATGCATTAGATGTAGCTAATATTAAATTGGCATTAGCTGTAGCTAATATTAAAATGGCATTAGCTGTAGCTAATATTAAAATGGTATCATCAGAAGAATTCCAATTCTTAATATTGATATTACTACTTCCACCTAAAACAGTGAATTGATATAACATTGTAGACCAAATAAAATTATAATTATCAAATGTTAAAACATTATGATTATAATTAAATTCCCATAAACCATTTTTAAATCCTAATGTTTCAAAATAAGATGCTAGCATTAAAGATGCTTCAATTTTTTCATCCATTTATATATTATTATACAAAATTTATTTAAACTTTATTTTAGTTTATTATTTATATATATGAGTAGTGTGCAAGTAGATTTTAATAAATTAAAATATAATTTATATGAGATTTTAAATGTTCCACAAGATGCAAGTTGTGATTTAATAAAAAAAACATTTAGAAAAGTAATTAAGAATTTTCATCCTGATAAAAATTCTGATTTAGAAGAAGACATATATTATCATATAATCTTAGCACATCAAGTATTATGTGATAATGATTTAAGAAGTAAATATGATTATCATATACAAAATAGTTCATCAACATTTATAGAATTAAAAAATGGATTTAATACTAATTATACTTTTAATAAAACTGATTTTAAATCAGAAATGGATAGATTAAATAAAATGCATGGGTATAATACATTTGAGGAAGAAAATATTATAAATAAATTTAATCAAGTTAAAAATCAATCACAAATATCAATACAAAATTTAAATATAAAATCTAATGATGAATTTAATAATATATTTGATACTAAAAATAATACAACAATTGTAGAATATAGTTCTCCTTCAGAATTATCAACTTATGTAATTGGTGAATATTATACACATATAAATGATATTAATAAATTATATATAGAAGATGAAGTCTTAAGTTCAAAATATACTAGTTTAAATCTTGCATTTACATTACAACCAAATTTAAATAAAATTAAACAATCAGATTTATCATTAGAAGCTAAAATAAAAGAATATAATAATTTAACACAATCATTGCTACAAATTAAAACAAAAATATAATTTTTATAAATACTGAAAAATTTCCTCATATGAAAGTTATTTAATCAGTTTGAGTTGAAACATTATTATATAATTTTGATAATTTAATATCAACATTATTTCTACCATATTCTATCATACTTTTAATATTTTCATGTGATAAATCAATATCACTATAACATTTATCATTATCATTAATATAATCAATATATATTGCATTTTTATATTTTATTGAATTATTTAAAATCATGGTTATAGCTATTTTAAATATATTAAAAATATTAATTATATTATTATTAATATAATTTTTATTAATACATATACCCAATGTAGAATCTTGATTACAATGATTATATGGAAAATTGTTTTTAATACATCCATCAATATAATAACATGAATTATATAAAACAGGACTAAATATTAATGGTATTGACATTGATATTCTAACAGCAGTAATTATAGACATATCAGGAGTGTTATCTTTTGAGAAAATTTCTTCAGTATTATTAGTATAATTAGTTCCAATTATAATTAATTTTTTTAAAGTTAAATCATATAATTGTGAGAATGTTAAATCTTCAGTATCAAATTTATGTAAAATAAATTGAGTAAACATAAATATAAATTTATTTCCATTATTTAATCCATTTAAATTTAATATACTTAATAATTTTATTTTTTTTGGTAATAATATATCAAAATTAAAATTATCAATAAAATCTAATATTTCTTGAATATTATAACCTAATGAAAAAATAAATGATATTATAGCACCTGCTGAACTTCCAACCCATGTATTTATATCATCTAAATTTATTATATTTTTATTTATTAATTTATCTAATACTCCTATAAATGTAAATCCAAATATACCTCCACCACTTAAACATATAGTATCATATTTCATTATTTATTATAAATTTTAAAATTTTTAAATCTATATTAATATAAATGTTAAAAGCTAGTGAGTTAGTATCAGTTCAAAAAGAAAGAGAATCAAAAAAATATATTACTTATAATAAAATATATAGTAATATAGAAAAAAAAATAAAATTATCAAGTGATGGAAATAATTATTATACATGGTATCAAATACCCGAATTTTTAATTGGTTTACCATTTTATAATGTTTCAGATTGTGAAAAATATATTATTAATACATTAAATGATAATGGATTTAAAATAGATAATTATGAAAATCATTTATTAATAATATATTGGTTCCCATAATTATTATAATAATATTTATTATTTAATAAAATAATATTATTTATCCCATAAAAATTTAAAAATAATAAAAATTGATAAAACGCTAATTATTAAATAATAAATATTATTATAATATAATGTTCTATTAAATAAAGTGTTATCAAAATTAGATTTAATTTTATTTTTACAAGATTCCTCTCCATGAGAAATAAGAAAATTAATATAATCTGTAGATATATTAAAGTCTGATTTATTTATTATATCAATAAATATAACATATTTATATTCATATTTTTCTCTAGGTTTAGTTAATGTATAAAATATAAAATGTAATGGATTTATAAGATTTATAGTATTCATACATAATCCAAGTGTAGTATCTATATTACAATGATTATAAGGAAAAAAATTACTAATTGCACCATCTATATAATAATTATTATCATAATATACAGGTGTATATATAATAGGTATAGAAATACTAATTCTTATTGCTGATAATACTGACATATTAGGTGTATTATCTTTATTAAATATAACTTCTTCAGTTTTATTATTAACAATTTTAGTTCCATTAATTATTAAATTATTATTAGTTAATTTATATAATTCCATAAATGTAATATCATCTTTATTAAATTTTTTTTTTAAAAAAAAAGTAATAAGATACATTATTTTCTCTCCTTTATCAATACCATAATTATAAAATAAATTATTAATATACATATCTTTTATAAAATTTAAATCATTAATGGTTATAAAATAAATTATATTATTAACTTGATAATTCATAGCTAATAAATATGCTAATATAGCTCCTCCAGAACAACCAATAAATGTATGAATTTTATTCATATCAATATAATTATAATTAATTAAATATTTTAATGCTCCTAAAAAACTAAAGCTATGAATACCACCAGCACTTAAACAGATTGTATCAATATTATTCATATTAAATTAATATATATATAAATATATATTAATTTTTAGTAAGATTATTGACTAAATTTATAAATAATAATATAAATAATATAATTAATCCTAATATTATAAAATCTTTATTTTCTTTACTTAATTTTAATAAATATTGGGTAATAGATGAATTATTATTATTATTATTAATTATCATTTGACATTTTTTACATTTTTGTAAATGTAAAAAAAAATCATTACAATTATATTCATGAAAAGTTTCTGTTGTTTTTTTCTCTATTTCCGGTTTATTTAAGTTAGATTTATTTTCCATATATTTATTAAAACTATTGGATACACTACTACCCCATGCATCTTGTATAGAACAATAATTCATTATTATTTATGTTTATTTAGATAATAAATTTTAATAATTTATTTTAATGATAATATTAAAATGATAATTTATTTTAATGATAATATTAAAATGATAATTTATTTTAATGATAATATTAAAATGATAATTTATTTTAATGATAATATTAAAATGATAATTTATTTTAATTATAATATTAAAATATATTAGATAATTAAATTATCTAATATACTTTAATGAATATAATTATATTATTATTATCATTATATATATTATATATTGATAAAAACAGAGTTATATTTAGTGATTTTTTTAATAATGAAATAATAAAAATAACTATATTATTTTTTATAATTTTCAATAATAATCATGTGATTAATTTATTAACATTAATAGCTTATATATTAACATTAAATTATAATCTTAATGCGTTAAGTTAAAGGAAAGAATCTTAGTTTAATTATAATGTCATCTAATACATCTTCAGATAATAATATACAATATCAAAATGAACATGGTGAAAATCTATTATCTAATCATTTATCAGATAAAAAACCAGATAAAAAAACAACAGATACTGATTTTCATTATAATATGATTGTTAATCCTACTAAATTATTACCAAAAAATAATACATTATCTGAATCTTCAGATTACTCATTGCCTAATGTATCTTCTGAAAAATCTAGTGTAAAATCTAAAAAAAAAACTAGTGAAAATAATTCAGATTCTAAATCTGTCTATGAAAAAATTAATATAAAATCTCCTTTGAATAATCAAAATAATAATTTTAAACCAAATATAAATAATAATACTAATTTAAATAATAATATTAATTTAAATAATAATACTAATACTAATTTAAATAATAATACTAATTTAAATAATAATTTAAATAATAATACTAATTTAAATAATAATACTAATTTAAATAATAATACTAATGTAAATAATAATACTAATATACCAACATTATATAATACTACAACTAATGTAAAACAATTAACAGCTCAGGAAATAAAAATGAAAAAAATTGAAATGTTAAGAAAATTATCAGAAATTAAATTAAAGGGATATCAATTATCAAAAGATTATGATTTTAGTTGTGATTTAGAAGAAATGGAATATGAATATGAATTATTAAAGAGTTTTGCAGATAAGAGGAATGGTGTTAAGATTTTTAAAAGGGGTTTATTACAAGCAGTATCAGTTGTTGAATTTTTAAATGATAAATATGACCCATTTGATTTTCAATTATCAGGATGGGGAGAACATATTAATGTTGAAATTGATAGTTGGGAAGATATTTTAGAAGAAATTTATGAAAAATATAAGGGTAGTGGTAGAAAAATGGCTCCTGAAATTAAACTATTATATTTTATTATAGCATCTGCATCTGCATTTCATTTTACAAAATCATATTCATCAAAATTACCAGGTTTAGATTCTGTATTAGCATCTAATCCAGGTTTAATTAGTAAATTAATGAATCCACAACAACCAAGAAGTAATTTTATGACACCTCAAGAATTAAATATAGAGAAACAAAAAGAAGAATTTAAACAAAAAGAAAAATTATTAAAAAATCCTGAAAAAAAAGTATCTTATACTGCAGCTATGGATGAATCATTGTATAATAATAATTCACCATTACCAGCAAATATGAAATTAAATATACAAACTCCTGATAAAGTTAAAGATATATTAAATAGAATACATAATTATCCACAAACATCAATGACTATGACTTCTGAAACTCAAGATGATACATCTTCTAATAATAATAATAGATTAGTATCAGAAACTACTATGAGTGATACTAATGCAAAGAAAAGAGGTAGAAAACCTATGAAAGCAAATATATCTATTTTTTAAGAGTTCGTAAATAACCATATTTTTCATGTAATTCAGCTTCTTTTTTTAATAAATACATTTCTCTTTCTTCTAACATATTAGTAATATTTCTTAATGATTTAATTATTAATTTTACATCATTTACTGAATCTAATGATTTATCATCAATAACTACTGGTTTTTTATCATATAATAATAAATCTTTTATTTCATCTAATTCTAAGACTTTTGCATCATTATCTGATAATTTTAATGTGGTTCCTCTATCATTGTTATTATCTTCAGAAGATTTTAATAAATCTGTTATATTAACTTTTTTATTATCTTGGGTAGAATTTAATATTTTTTGCATATCTAATGAATTATCTTCAGAATACTTTAATAAATCTGTTATATTATTTTTCATATTTAAAGTTGTATCTTCAGAAGATTTTAATAAATCTTTAGGAATATTTAAAGTTGTATCTTCAGAAGATTTTAATAAATCTTTAGGAATATTTAAAGTTGTATCTTCAGAAGATTTTAATAAATCTTTAGGAATATTTAAAAGTTCTGCCATATTTAATATTTTATTATCTTCTGTCATATCAAATTTTGGATATTTAAGAACATTTAATTCTTCATCATCATCATCATCATCATCATCATCATCATCATCATCTTCATCTTCATCTCTAGTAATATTTAATGTTTCTTCAATATTTGAATAATTAATATTAGATGGTTTAAATTTAAATAGTTGTGATAAGATATTATATATATCATTTTTATTATATTTAGATAGCATAACAGATATTACATTATTTTTAACAGGTTTATTTAATAATATATTTTTCATATACATATTTAATTTTTTTTTATTAGTATTTTGTATAATTTTATATATTTTTTTAAAATCTTGTTTATCAATATTGATCATTATATTATGATATACAAAAAAAATAATTATTATTATTATTTTTATTTATTATGATAAACAAAAAAAATAATTATTATTATTATTTTTATTTATTATGATAAACAAAAAAAATAATTATTATTATTATTTTTATTTATTATGATAAACAAAAAAAATAATTATTATTATTATTTATAATAATCTTTAAATAATAAATGTATAAAGATTATTTATCTATATTTATTAAAATATGTCTGAACCTATTAAGAAAAAACGAGGTAGAAAACCAAAAATATATATAAATTTAAATAATAAAATAACTCCTTCTAATGAAGGAGTTATATCAGAAGATGAAAATATTATATACCATATCCCATTAACATTAAATGATATTAATAACGAAGATGCAAATATGAGTTTATTTTTACCATGTAGTAATAATATAAAATCAGATGATAATTGTACAAGTGATAATATTATGACTAATACAACAATATCAAAATCAATATTACATAATATAAATAAAATAATAACACATGATTTAAATTTTAATAAAAATACAAAATGTTGGTGGTGTAAATATAAATTTGACAATATAGCAGCAGTCCAATTACCAGAAAATTATTATAATGATACATTTTATTGTATTGGTAATTTTTGTAGTTATAATTGTTGTAAAAGTTATAATTTAGATTTAAATGATAATCTTATTTATAAAAGAGAATCTTTATTAAATTTATTATATTATATGACTTATAATTCATATATTTATATTAAATCTGCACCACATTGGATAACTTTAGAAGATTTTGGTGGTTATTTAAATATAAATGATTTTAGAAAAAATAGTATTACAAATACACAAGACTTTATATTATTACATCCACCTTTAATATCTAGACAAATGCAAATAGAAGAATCTTATAAAATGAATAAATATAAAGAAGTTCCTATAGGTAAAATTAATAAACTCTATTCTGAAATAGATTCAGAATATGTTATAAAACGTAATAAACCAATACCATCAAATCAATTAAGTTTAGAAACAACAATGGGATTATTAAAAAAGAAACGTTAAATTTTTCCAATATAATCAATTTTTATAAAAGTATCAGATAACTTTAAACTATCAATAAAATTATTATGGTCATCTATAGTAGAATCATTAGTTTCTGATTGGAATATATAATATGGTGTAGTATCATATTTTAATGAATAATTATATTTAATATTGGATAATACAGTATTAAATATATTATATATATTTTCAATACTTTGAGTATTAACAATACCAAATCTTGTTGTTATTTTTTGTATAATAATTTCATTTTTTTTATTATAAAGTTTCATAATTGATTCAATATAATATTTATCCATAGATAAATCTGATATCCAAATATGTAAATCATTAATATGATTATTAAAATAATTCCATATACTAACATTATCATTTCTTCTTAATCTATCTAAATGATAGATTAATGTTCCCCAAATATAATTATAATTATAATTATTTACTACACATAATGTAGTAATAAATTGTGTCATTAATTTATTTTCCTGAAAATATGATTCCATCATGATAGTTATATCTTCATATAAATAAGCTAATGATACTTGTATAATATTTTTTTCAATATTATCTACTTTAGCTATCATTTGTTTATTTAAAACTATTATTTTATTCCAGCTTTTTACTTTTTTTTTCTTTGTAGCATCTTGATAATTCATAATACAATTATAATTTGGATATTCTAATAAACTACCTTTAAATATACCTTCTTCATCTACATTTTCATTAAATACAACTAATACTAATTCATCAATTTCAGGATATAATGTTGAATAATAATTCATAATATAAATATTAATATTTGTTTATCTCATTTTATAAGTATAAAAATAAACCCCTTGTAAAAATGAGTCTGCTAAATCATCTTTTTTTTTATTACTATTAAAAAATGATTTCCATTCATCTAAATGTGATATTAATTCTCCACAATATTTAATAGCTAATGCTTTTGTTAATTTATAAGATTTTGATTCATCACCTTTTAATTTAATTAATTCATTACTATCATTTTCATCAACTAATTTTAATTTATTAGATGGAGCCATAAATTTAACTGATTTTATAAGAGAATTAGTAATATTTTTATCTAATATTCCTCTAATTAAATAATAATCATATATTGTAGATGCAATAGATTTCATTCTTGGATTTTTAAAAGAAGGTTGATTCTCAATTACAACATATGTAGCTTTTAATAATTCAGGTCTATTCTCTAATTCCATCATTAACTTATATTTAACATCATCAAAAACTAAATGTTTAGTATTTTTAATTTTAATTTCTTTTAATTCTAATTTTTTATAGACTTGTTTAGCATGTATATTACAATAGTAATTATAATTTTTACAAAACTTTGATTTCTTATTACAATGGCATTGATGTGTTGTATCTACATTAAATAATTCATTAAATTCCATATTAACATTATTCTTATGTATTTTACAATAATAATTAATTTTATCATCTACAATATTAGTATAACTTGCTTTATTTCCACAATAACATTGTCCATTATCTTTATTAGATAAATCAATATTACTCCATAATATTATATCCCAATTATTATCTTTTTTTTGTAATAAACAATATGACAAATGTATAATACCTACATCAAATGATAATACTATATTATTTTGACTCATTATTATTAATATATATTATTTTTCTAGAACCATATACTATAATATGCTTTTTTTTTATATATATTCTTTGGTTATTATTAACATTTTTATATAACTCAAAAGGATAATCTAATTTATCCATATTATAATATACTACAAAAAAAATGAAAAAAATATATATAAACTAATAATCTTATATATATTAAAATGATTAATTGGAATAACTATAAAATGATTGATTATTTAGATATTAGTAATAAACAAGTAGAAGTATTACCTAAAGGATTATTTATTTCTACAATGTGTTCTACATGTAAATTAAATACTAAAATAAGTATTGAAAATATTGAAAAATATCTACAACTCAATCCTGATGATATTCTTTCTATTGAAAAAGATATTATTAAATCATTAGTTTCAAAAAGCAAATATAAAAAGAAAAAGAAAGAAGAAAAATTAATATCTTATTTTTATAATCAGATTACTGTTGATGTTAGAATTACTCATGGAGAAACTTATAATCTTGATAAAGAACCTAGAATAAATATTAAATTATTTAAAAATGGGACTATACAAATGTCTGGATGTAAAATATTACATGACACTAATATAATATTAAATAAATTAATATATAGATTAAAAGAAGTTAAAGCAATTATTGAAAATGATAAATTTGTTGAAAAATCATTTATTGAAAATCATAATTTAATAACGGTTAAAGATTTTAATATTTATATGATAAATACTAATTATCGTATGAATATACTAATAGATAGACCTAAATTATTTAATTTGCTACTTAAAAAGAAAATTAAAACAATATATGAACCTTGTAATCGCGCTTGTGTAATTATTAAATATACTCCTCCTGAAAATAATATTGAAGAAAAAGAAGTTAGTATTTTTATATTTCAAGAAGGTAATATTATTATAACTGGTGCAAGGTCAATGAGTCATATATTATCTGCTTATCATTATACTAATAATATTTTAGAAACTTATAGAGATGATATTATTAAAAAAGAAGAAAAACATGAGAGTGAATTGATTTTTGAGATTTATAATGAAATTATGAATGATGCTAAATTAGGTTTAATTACAATTAATTAATAACATAAGGATTATGTTTTAATGTTTCTTTTAAATTTTGATTTATATGATATGATGTATTATCAGTTTCTATTATTGGTTTCTTATTATTATGTAATCTTACAGATGGCATTATATTATTATCTAATCCAATATGTGGGGCTGATACATAACTAAATAATATTGGATTAATTAATCTTACATTATTTTTATCAATATAAGGTCCATTTAAATCTTTCTTTCCTCCAGGTGTTCTACCTTTAGTGCTAATTTCTCTTCTTTCATCTATTGTCATATTATTAGGAGCTAAATGTGATATTTGTTTAGAAACATCATTATGTAAACATCCAGTATAATTTTCTAATATTGTTGTTTCTTTAATAGTTGTTCTTAAATTATCATTATTTTTAACATAATTAATAGTATTTCCTACAACACCTCCATCATAAGTATTATCTATTGTTGTTTCTTTAATAGTAGGTTTCATAATGTCGTTATTTTTAATATAGCTACTTGTATTATTATTAATAAATCCATCTTTTTCAAATATCACAGTTTGTTTTATTGTAGGTTTCATATTTAAATCTTTTGAGTTAATATAAATATTATTATTAGTATTATTTAGATTACCAATATAATTATTATCTATAGTTAATTCTTTAATTGTAGTTCTTGTTTTATCATTGTCATCATGTACATATCCTGCATTATGACCACTATCTATATTTCCAATATAAGTATTATCTATTGTTGTTTCTTTTATTGTTGGTCTTAATATATCCTTATAAGAAATGACATATGTACTACCTTCATTATTAATATTACTTTGATAATTATTATATATTGTTCCTTCTTTTATTGTTGATTTAGCAATATCATTATTATCTTTAATATAAGATATTGTATTATTACCAATATTTCCCATATTTTCATATAATGTAGTTTCTTTGGTTGTTAATTTAGCTAAATCATTATTATATAATTGAGGTTGATTTATTAATGATATTGTATTGGATACTATATTATGAGATGATGTTTCTTTAATCGTTGATTTGGCTAAATCATTATTATATAATTGAGGTTGATTTATTAATGATACTGCATTAGATACTATGTTATGAGATGATGATTTAATAGTTGGTTTAGCTAAATTATTATTATATAATTGCGGTTGATTTATTAATGACATTGCATTAGACACTATATTATGAGATGATGTTTCTTTGATTGTAGATTTAGCTAAATCATTATTATATAATTGAGGTTGATTTATTAATGATATAGTGTTAGATACTATATTATGTGATGATGATTTAATAGTTGGTTTAGCTAAATCATTATTATATAATTGAGCTTGATTTATTAATGACATTGCATTAGACACTATATTATGAGATGAAGTTTCTTTTATTGTTGATTTAGCTAAATCATTATTATATAATTTAGGTTGATTTATTAATGATACAGTATTAGATACTATATTATGAGATGATGTTTCTTTTATTGTTGATTTAGCTAAATCATTATTATATAATTGTGGTTGATTTATTAATGATACAGTATTAGACACTATATTATGAGATGAAGATTCTTTTATTGTGGATTTAGCTAAATCATTATTATATAGTTGGGGAAGTTGTATATTACTATTAGGTCCTAAAACATCTTGATTATTATTAGTTTGTCTATGAGTTATAGGCAATACCATATCATTAGAAAATACATAATTTTGTTTTTGAACAGAAGAAATATTATTAATATTGTCATTATGTATTAATAATTCTCTCATGGTAGTTAATGGAATATCTTTATAATCAACATGATAGGTAGTAGTATTATTAGATATTATTCCTTGTTGTTGATAATTTGTAGTTGTTCTTTGATTATCATAATTTGTACAAGATTTAATATTAGTCATAACAGGTTTAACATTAACTGAATAAACAGCGTGTGTTGGGTCATTATTATATGATTCTCTTTTAGAAGGTTCAAATTTTGTTTTGTCTTTATCAGGTCCTTGATTAATATTAACTTTAGGACCAGGTTGATAATGTTGTGTTAGATTTCTCATTGTATCTGTATTAGTATATTCTCCATAAACTTGTCCTTTATCAAATTGAGATTTAGTAGGAATGAGTTTATCAAAAGTAGTTTCTCTAAAATCAGGTAATTTATATTTTGTTAAATTAGGATCAGGAGCTCTTTTTTCACCTTTTTTAATAACTTGTTTAATAACATTATTATAAGATACTTTTTGATTAATTTGACTTCTTAATGTATCAACCGTTTGAGGATTAACTCTATATACACTATATGTTCCTTCTTGATTAATATTATCAACACCCGGTTTAACTCTTACCTTAGAATCAAATGGTAAATTACCATTATTATTTTTGTTAGAAGGTAAATATCTATTTTTTAATACTCCAGATACAGAAGGCATACCATTAACCCATGTTAAATCTGCTAATGGATCAAATAAAGGCACTTTTTCTTGTTTAGAGACATAAGTATCAGATACTCCAGTAAATAATTCTAATGTTCTTTGAGGTATAGTATAATTAGTATATGTATCTCTTCTATTAGTATTAGGAGTCATATTATTATGAGTAAAATCTTCTGGTGAAAATATATCATAATGTGTATTATTTAATTCAAATTGTGAATATCCTCTTTGAAAATCTAAATCTCTTTCTAAAAAAATATTTTTACCTTTATTAGATTCTATAATAGATACTGGTTCAGAATTATTATCAAATTTAAGAGTATCAAATTGATTTAGAAATGTATTATCATTCATTTTTTTTATAATATTATTTTTTTCTATTAATCTTATCTTATTATCAATATCTGAATTATATATATTATCAATCATATTATTATTAAATAACATTTTATTTATATTAAATCTTATTTAATAATTTTATATAAAAAATATATATTAACATATTTATTTTTGTGGGGGTTTAATCCCACAATAAATATATATTAACATATTTATTTTTGTGGGGGTTTAATCCCACAATAAATATATATTAACATATTTATTTTTGTGGGGGTTTAATCCCACAATAAATATATATTAACATATTTATTTTTGTGGGGGTTTAATTCCACAATAAATATATATTAACATATTTATTTTTGTGGGGGTTTAATTCCACAATAAATATATATTAACATATTTATTTTTGTGGGGTTTAATCCCACAATAAATATATATTAACATATTTATTTTTGTGGGGGTAATGCTTCTCCTTTATCCCACATTTCTTGTTTTGGCATGATATAGTTATCTTTAACTAATAATTTTGTATTAGTTCCAATTCTATCACCAAGATAATAATCTTGAGGGTTAACATGTAAATAGGGGGAATAGTTATAAGGAGTAGTATCCATACCACGATAATTATCAATAGGATGGGTAAATCTTGTATCTTCTGCAATTAAATTTAAATTACAAATATTTTTATTTTTAACAGGATTATCTAATGTTAAATTATCATTATTACATTTATTTAATGTATGTCTTCTCCATGATAATTTAGAATCAACATCAACCATATCATCAAATTTTAATTGGTCTTCAATTTTAGCAACTGATACATCAGTTTTGGACCCTATAGGTCCACCATAAGATAAACAAGCATTATGATTTTCTACAGATTCTCCTAATAATCTATAATCACCAGGTTGTAAGCTACGATTCATTTTTAAATCATAAGAACATTTATCATAATTTACTCTACTAAATGCCATTATAAAATAATGTAGATATTATTATTCAAAAATTTTAAATAATTATTTTCTTAGATTAACACTAAAATTATGTTCTTTTAACATGTTATTAGTAGGTTTTTCTAAATTATTAGGTGTAATATAATAAATATTTTCACACATTCTTGGAGGTGATAATAATGCTGATTTAAATTCCTTTGTTGGGTCATATTTTAATTTAGGACAATGAGTATTATTTCTAGTTAAACCATATAATTCACTTTCAACTACTGTTCTATCAGTAAATGGTACTGTATTAGTATAATCAGAACTAGGACATGATTTACTATTTAAATATTTACCCTCAAATAAATTATAGTCTAATGGACTAGTGCTTTCTTTAATATCAGTTGCATATGCACAACTATCATATTTTAAACGATTTGAACTCATATATATAATATTTAGAAAAAATTTTAATATATAATTTTATATTAAAATTTTATATTATTTTTTTTTATCTTTAATTAATTTAATTAAATATTAATTTTAGAGATCCACTGTAAAACTAATATTTAATGAAATTAAATATTAATTTTAGAGATCCACTGTAAAATAATAATTTGTAATAATCCTTCTGATATTATATTATCTTTAATATATATATCATATATTAATTTAAGTAATTCATTTTTAAGTTCTTTAAAATTAATTTTTGATTTATTTTTAAAAATTTTAAATATTAAATATTTAATTTCATAACTAATTAACCATATTAAGTGAAAAGTTTCATTATAATTAATAAATGGAATTAAATTATAAAGTATAATATCTATTTTATTTGTAGGACAACCTAATTTAAAAACTAGTTCATAATCTAATTCTTCTTTAATTATATTAATATATGTATTTCTATATTCATCATTTAATGAATGTAATAATTTATTTAATTGATTAATAACACTTTCAAATAAAATATGTTCTTTAGAAATAGTTATATTAGTATCAGCATATTCTAATTCAATTTTATAATCTTTATTAATATATTTAAATATCCAATCTAAATAATTATTATAACTGGTATCTAATTCAAAATCCATAATATATTTTTCTAATAATATAATATCTATATGAGTCCCTTGGTTAAAATATTTTTTTGATTCTCTAAATATTAAATGTTTTTGCATACTAGCACCGTATTCTAATAAAAAATTAATCATATTTGGATCTTTTTCTAAACATGCAAATTCTAATAAAGTATTTCCATAAATATTAGTTTGGTCTATAGATGCCCCTAATTTTAGAGCATGTTTTATAAAAGTCATATCACCATATTTAGTTGCATAATGTAATGGAGTTAATCCTTGAGAATTATATATATTAAAATTAATATCACCATATTTTAATTTTTTTAAATAATCTATATTACCTTCTTCTATCATATCAAATAAAATATTATTTTCACAATTAGTATTTATATTAGTAATTGGTTTTTCAATATAATTTAATATAACATTAGATATATATTTATTACATTCAATTTCTGTTTCTTCTAAAATATTATCATCTATAATTTTTTTATTTTTTTTTAATTGTTCTAATAATATCTTACATTGTTTAAAATATTGATAAGATTTATCAATGTCATCATTATAATATTTTTTTGCTACCAAATAAGATTTTAGACATTTCTTAACTATAGGATCCATTATAATTTATTTATAAATTTATGTTTAAATTTATAATTTAATTAATTTGAATTAATTTGAATTCAAAAAAAATTGAAAAATTAAATAATTAAAATAATAATAAGTTATTATTTGAATTATGATTGAAATTACAATAAATAAATTGTCTGGAGAATTATTTAGAATAGTTAATACTGATAAGTTATATCATAATTATTTATCTATCAAAAAAATATTTATTAATTTCAAATTAGATACCTATTTCAAAATAGTAAATAATAATAATATTATTTATACTGATTTATATGATTTAGATTATGATAATGTTGAATTAGAAAATATATTAACTATAGTATTATTATATTATGATAAGAAATTTATTGAAAAACTTAAAATAAATAATAGTATATTAAGATATGCTAGTGATGAATTAAGAAATAATTATGATATTGTAAGAATAGCATGTAGTAATAATTTTGGTATGCCATTACAATATACAAGTGATGAATTAAGAAATAATTATGATATTTTAATGTGTTCATGTAATAAATATGGTATTGCATTACAATATGCTAGTGATGAATTAAAAAAAAATTATAATGTTGTTAAAAATATTTGTAATATTGATGGGTTTGCATTACAATATGCTAGTGATAAATTAAAAAATAATTATAATATTGCCAAAATTGCTTGTAGTAATTCTGGTTTTGCATTAGAATATGTTAGTATAGAATTAAAAAATAATTATGATATTGTTAAAATTGCTTGTAGTAATAATGGATTAGCATTAAGATATGCTAGTGATATATTACAAGATAATTATGATATTGTTAAAATTGCTTGTTATCATAATGGATATGCATTACAATATGCTAGTATTTCATTAAGAAATAATTATAATATTGTTAGTATTGCATGTTATCAAAATGGATTGGCATTATATTATGCAAGTAACTCATTAAAAAATAATTATGATATTGTTAAAAAAGCATGTTATCAAGATGGATTCTCATTATACTATGCAAGTAAAGAGTTACAAAATAATTCAGAACTCACTATGATAGCAAAAAAATAATGTAATTTTATTTAGTAATTTTGAATTTTAATATTATTTTTTCACATTTGAAGATTTTATAATAATTAAAAAAAAATTGAAATAATAAAATAATAATATATACTAATAAATATTTTAATAGTTATGCTGAGTATCAAACAAATATCCGGGGAAGATTTTATTTCCCAACATCCTATTTATATACAAAAATACACACCTTATACATATTCGCAAATCAACAATATATTTAGTAATTTAAATTTACAAACAACTTTCAAAATAATATATGGGACTCAAACTATTTTCTCAGATGTAGATGATAATTTAGATTATGAAACAATTATGTTAGAATCTGATTTAACTATTATATTCTTACCATATGATAAGGAATTTATTAATAATTTAAAAAAAAATCCTTATATTTTACAAGATGCTAGTAATGAAATAAAAAGCGACCCAGTAATTATAAAACTAGTATGTAAAATTAATGGTTATGTTGCATTAAGATACGCTAGTCCTGAATTACAAGATAATCCAGATATTGTATCAATTGCTTGTCATCAAAATGGTTATGCATTAAAATGGGCTAGTCCTAAATTAAAAAAGGATCCTGATATTGTAACAATTGCATGTCTTAAAGACGGTCAAGCATTATTTCATGCTAGCAATAATTTACAAAAGAATCCTAATATTGTCATGATTGCATGTAGCAATGATGGACTAGCATTGTGTTATGCTAGTCCTGAATTACAAAACAATAAAGAGATTGTGTATATTGCATGTTGTCAAAATGGATTAGCATTAAAGCATGCTAGCAATGAATTACAAGACAATTTTGAAATTGTTAGTATGTCATGTGCACAATATAGGTATGCATATCATTATGCTAGTGATAGATTAAAAGCTGATCTTGCTATTCTTAGTATTTTCGGCATATAATTGTCAAAATCATTTACATTTAATTTTTTTATGACATTTAATAATAATAACTATTAATTATTTTCATAAACTATAAAAATATTAACAAATTTAATTATTCTAATGAAATATGTATTAGCTAAATATGATTTTAAACATTGAAGATTTAAAATGATACAATTTTTTTAAACTATTTAAAGATTTAACAATATATAATATTGTTCCATCAAAATAAAATTAAAGATTTTATTTTGATGTTAGAACTAAACCTTTAGGTTTAGTTGTTCCTAGGTGTATTCTTAGGAATATCATGGGTATTAGACGATACCGGTTTAATCAACACTTAATAATATATTATTATCTTATTAAGCATAATCATAATTTACATGGATAAACATATTATAAAAAACATAGTTTTTTCTAACATGGATAAACATATTATAAAAAACATAGTTTTTTCTAACATGGATAAACATATTATAAAAAACATAGTTTTTTCTAACATGGAT